TGCTGTAAAAATCATCCGCGATTTTCTCGCCGAATAAACAGGCCTGTACGAACGAGCGCAGCCGCAATGGCTGTCATCGCCCGCACAAAGGGTTTAATACCGTCTTAAATCGTTTATAAATCCAATGATTGCCGGTTACTATGCTGGCCGCGTGTTGCTTAAATCAAAAAGGGAGTTAGACATGGCATTACTTATTCAAAAAATAAAGGCGGACTCAATTGCAGAACAGGCAGGGCTGCTCATAAACGATGTGTTGCTGCGCGGCAACGGCGTTGAACTGGAGCGTATTTATGACATAACCGACATCGCTGCAAAGGACGATGATAAAATACAGCTTGAATTTATCCGGGCCGGAGAGCTGCAAACGATAGAAATGTCGGGACGGAACTTTGGCCTGACGCTGGAAACAGGTACATATCAGGAAACAGAACCAGAGCCGACGCCAGCAGGCTTCACTCCACATTACTTACCTACCTGGCCTTTCACCACTCGTTACGGTATCAGTCAGATCGTATCAACCTTAGGGATCATATTGGGTTGGATGGTCGTGTTAGCTGGCATTGTTGTGTTATCGGTACAGGGGAAGGCTGGGCTATGGTCGGCAATAACACTGGCCCTTGCTGGTATAGGTATTGTGCAGGTGGCGCAAATCAGTCGCGCCTTAACCGATACCGCTGATCACACCCGTGAGATAATGAACATCCTGTCCAGAAAATAACCTCCCCCCGCTAGGCAGAGGTTTTACCTCTGCTTATTTTTGCCCTAGCAAAATTACCCCGCCGACAATGCCTCTTAATCTGGGGGCATGAAAACACAGAACCCGCTTTCAAAAATTACTGTCGCTGTTCTTACTGCTGCCGTTCCGTCATCGGTTCCGGCGGGCACTCCGATTGCCGCCTGCAGCTTTGAATTATCTGACGCCCATGATGGTTGGTATCAGTTATTACCAGCCGGACATTTTTCTGCACCCGATGGTCGCCCGCAGGATGTTCCTGGTGGTCAGTGGTTTTTAGATGAGCAAACCGCCCGCGATCTGATTGAGCTGACCGCCACATTTAAAAGCGGCCGGGTTATTGATTACGAGCATCAAACCCTTAATGCGGAAAAAAACGGCCAGCCCGCTCCAGCGGCAGGTCGTATGTATGCCAGTGATATGCAGTGGCGCGAAGACGGCCTGTGGATTAAGCCGCACCTGACTCCCCGCGCCAAGCAATACATTGACGATAAAGAGTACCTGTTTTTATCGGCTGTATTTCCCTATGACGCCGCTACCGGCAAGCCTCTGTTTATCCACTCTGCCGCTTTAACCAACGACCCAGGGCTGGATGGCCTGCAACCTTTTGCCAGTTTAAAGGCTGGCGGATTACACCATCAGGAGACAACTATGGACCCTATTTTAAAAGCGATGCTGGAAATGCTTGGCATTACGGTAGAAGACGGTGCCGAGCCAGATCAGGCTGTTTGCACCGCCGCACTTACTGCATTAATTAACCGAGCCGCTACCAGTGACACTCTTGCCACTGAAGTTGCTGCATTAAAGGCTGCTGCGCCCGCTGCAACAACTACCACCCCGGACCCAACGCGCTATGTGCCGATTGAGGTTGTTACCGATCTGCAAACCCGCCTTGCAACACTGTCAGCAGAAACCCAAACGGGTGAACTGAGCACGCTGATCGCTACCGCCAAAGCCGATGGCCGCCTGCTGCCGTCAATGGAGTCCTGGGCGAATGAGCTGGGCAAAAAAGACATCGCGGCGCTGAAGGCATATCTGGATAAAGCAGCCCCTATTGCGGCGCTTAAATCGACGCAGACCCATAACGCGCCACCGCCACCGCCTGCTGATAATGAGCTGACAGCAGAAGACATGGCGGTACTTAAGGCGTCCGGTCTGAGCAAAGAAGAATTCCTTAAATCTAAGCAGGAGCTGAGCGTATGAGTGCGATTGCAGAACGCGATGGGCGCAAGCGCGCCTACCCGATTGCCGCTGGCGTAGCGGTTACCCCTAATACGCCCTATGTATTGGTTGCCGGTTATCTGAATGTTGTAACGGCCGGTGCCGGTGCGGGTATTTCGGCAGGGGTGTCAACACTGGATGTTGATAACACCAATGGCAGTGCTGGTCAGCAACGTGCCGAAGTGGTTGTTGGCGAACATAAGTTTGGCAACGCCGGCGACATTACGGTGGCCACTGTGGGTTCGGATTGCTATTTCGTCACCGATGCTCAGGTCTCGTCTGACAGTAATACCGGGGCGCGCAATAAAGCCGGCAAGGTGACGCAGGTCGACACCGATGGTGTGTGGGTGCAGGTGGGCGTATAGGCCCGGTCAGTAACAACAGCTGCCTGACTCACTTTTTTAAGTAGCCGGGCCGTTTAAATACATTCCGAATTTAAAAAGGTATTGCTATGGATATTTCACCAAATTCTCTGCGCGCATTATACGTCGCGGTTAATACGGCATTTAATCAGGGGCGTGGTCAGTACACGGCGCTGTGGCCGAAGATTGCAACCCTGGTGCCGTCAACAACATCCACCGAGGACTATGAATGGCTGGGTGAGTTTTCCCGTCTGCGTGAGTGGATTGGTGATCGCCAGGTCAACCGCATGAAGTCGCATGGTTATTCGCTGAAGAATAAAAAATTCGAAGGCACAGAAGGCATTCCGGCAGAGCGTATCGAAGATGATACCTACGGCATCCTGACACCTAAGTTTCAGGATATGGGTTATGCCTCGGCTACTCATCCAGATGAAATGGTGTTTGCGTTATTGGCTGCGGGTTTTGATACCCCGTGCTACGACGGTCAGAACTTTTTTGACACCGATCACCCGGTCGGTGAAGGCGATAACGTGACCTCGGTCAGCAATATGCAAGCCGGTTCTGGCCCTGCATGGTTCCTGCTGGATACGCGCCGCCCGCTGAAGCCGCTGATTTACCAGCGCCGCAAAGATTATCGCCTGCAAGCTAAAACAGATGCCGGCACATCAGACCGTGTATTCATGAGCGATGAATACCTGTACGGGGTTGATGCTCGCGGCAACTGGGGATTTGCCTTCTGGCAGCAGGCGTTTGGCAGTAAGGCCGTGCTGAATGCAGATAACTTTAATGCGGCATATACCAAGGTGTCTTCGTTCAAGTCTGACAAGGGTCGTCCGCTGGGCAATATGCCTAACCTGCTGGTTGTTGGCCCATCAAACCGTGCGGCCGCAAAGGCGGTGATTGAAGCGGAAAATAATGCCGCTGGCGCCAGCAACATTAACTACAAGGCAGTGGAAGTAATGGTTGTGCCCTGGCTGGAGTAATCCGCCAGGCTGACCTTGTAGTTGTTAATTTAATCGCCGGTTAAATCTGGAGAACATTATGGCTGGAAAACAAACTACGGCCGCCGCCAAAAAAGCGGCCGCTGCAAAGCAGGAAGCAACGGTAACGGCTAATGCCGTGCAGGATAAAGAAGTTGTGAATGAATCTGGTCAGCCAGCAACGGCTGCCGCTGCCAGTGACGATTCTGCGCAGGATAAAGAAACCACAAGCGAACCTGGTCAGTCGGCAATGGATGCCGCTGGCGGTGAAGAGTCTGCGCAGGATAAAGAAACCACAAACGAACCTGCCCAGCCGGTAACGGCTGCCGGTGATGAATCTGGACAGGATGAGACCACCGCGCTCAGCCCACTGGAAGGGCCTGTTGACGGCCTGTGGATTAAGTCGGTTTCCCCTCGTGGTCGTCGTCGTGCCGGGCTGCACTTCACACAGGATGCTACTGGTGTTGCGTTGTGCGCCCTGAGTGATGATGACATCGCTGCAATTAAAGCGGACCCGATGCTGGTTGTGGAAGAAATGACCTTTACCGGTGACGACGCTGCTGAAATCCTGCGCGGCGCCGGGGCTGAGTAGTCATGGGATATTGCACCCGTGCAGATATGGTTGATCGCTTTGGCGAGCAGGAAGTTGCCGACCTTGAGGCCGGGCGCAGCAATGCCATGGATGAAGCGATCGATGATGCTGCTGCACTGATCGACAGCTATATAGGGGCTCGTTACAGCCTGCCCCTGTTGGCTGCGCCGGTGCAGCTGTTGTCGATCAGTCGTGACCTGGTGCGTTACTCGCTGGATATGGTGCCGGATGAGACTGTGCGGCAGCGTCGTGACTACGCCATTAAGTATCTGGAATCACTCGCAGCCGGGCGCGCGACTCTGGGCATTCCGCAGGCATCAGAACCTGCGGGATCGGATACGGCCGAAATGATCAGCGCGCCGACCCGCTGGGGTCGTGGTAACAGCAGTGGGTTTATCTGATGAGTTTAATGTCGTCGGTTGAGGCTCGCCTGCAGTTGCGGGTGCCGGATGATTTTAAGCAGGTTGGTTCGGCCTTGTCGCTGGCTCAGGTTGTCACCCGCGCTCCACAGGCTGGCATCAGTGTCTGGCCGGTTATGTTATCGGATCGGCCGGCGGGAGATCAGCGTACTGCTGGCCCGGCACTGCAAAAGTCGGTGATTACGATCGGGGTGATTATTGCAATCCGCAGTGTTAATGATCCGCGCGGTGACAAAGGGCTGATATCGCTTGAAGGTGCCCGAAAAATTGTACAGGAGCAGTTATTTGGCTGGACGCCGGATGATGCTCTGGTGCCTTGTTTGTTGGCGCCGGGCGAGCTGATCAAAATGGATAACGCCACCATCTGGTGGATGGACCGCTATACAACATCGGTGCAATACCGCGCACCGCAGAACTGATTAATCAGGAGATAGATTATGCAAAACAATACACGCCGCCGCCTGGTGTTAATCGGTCTGGAAGATGCGGCCGGTAATCTGGATGGCACGATGATGGCGCTGCCGGTGCAAACGGGTTTCAGTATTGCGCCGGAAGGCGAGACAAAAAGCCGCGATATTGTGCGCCCCAGTATGAGTAATATTGGTTCATCCATCGGTGCCAAAAACTGGAACATTAACTGCCCGCTGGAGCTGGTCGGTGGTGGCCTTACCGGTGGTGCGGTTAATAATCCGCCAATGCATGCTGCGTTGCTGGCCTGCGGTATGGTGCAGGAACCGGGCATTATGCTTAATGTTACCAACTTATCCGGCACACCATCGTTGCTGGATATCGGCGCGATGATTACCAATACAACTGCGGCCGATAATGTTGGCTACTCGGTATATTTTATTGCCGGTCAGGGATCTGATGCGGTGGTGTGGGTGCGTGGTGTTGATCAGATTCCTGCACCGGGCGACGCGCTGACATTAGGTACATTAACGGCAACGGCTGGCACCTATGAACCGTCACTGGTTTATCGCTTTGAATCGGATCGTGACCTGCACCGCACTGCCGTGGTACATGCGCACTATGATGGCCAGCGCCGTATTGCCAGCCGTGTGCAGGGCTCAATGCAGTTTGAGTGGGTCGCCGGAGAATTCTGCACGGTGCAGTTTTCATTTAACGGGCTGTATAACACTCCGGCAAACGTCAGCATTCCTTCGGCGGTTTACGCAGATCGCGAACCGCCTATTGCAGAGTCTGCAGGCCTTATGCTGGGTAACTACCCAACGGCCCAGGGCACCATTGAGCGCCTGACGTTTAATGTGCAAGCCGATGTGCAGCCTGTGCCTGACATTAACAGCCCTAATGGTCGCCGCACGTACCGCATTGCCGGTCGTAATCCGGTGGGCACTATTAACCCTGAGTCGGTTGCCCTTGCAGATTACAACCCATTCCGCAGCTGGGAGATTGGTGCCAAAGCCGGCATTACCGCTACGCTGGGCACTGTAGCCGGCGAGCGTATTTCTATCGCCATTCCTGCGCCACGGGTAACAGCTATTGCCGACCAGGAGCGTGCAGGTTCGGATGCTCAGCAGCTGACGTTTGAAGCAACCGGCACCAACGATGACGAATTTTATATGATCTTCCATTAATTAATGGTCGCCCTTTAATTAATAAATACGCGTTAAATACGCACTACCCGGAGAGTGTTACATGTTTAAGCTGAATACCGAACGCACCTATAAATACCCGGTTACCGTGGTTGTTTATGACGAGCAAGGTGCAGAACAGTCTGGTACGTTTACGGCCACATTTAAAACCCTGCCTCATGATGAAAAGCGTGAGGGCCGGTTGCTGGATCATGTACTGGTAGCCGTTGAGGGTATTGAAGTTGGCGGCGCCGATGGTGAGCCACTGTCTGGTACTGCACTGCTGGATGCTCTGAAAAAAGACCCGGCCGCCAGCACCGCCATGGTCGCCGCTTATAACGAGTCCATTGTAAAAAAGAACCTCAGCAAAACCTGATGGATATCGGCAGGTGTTGGGCAGCAGGCCCGGCACCTGAAATGGATGATGCTGATCTGGATTTATTGGTAGACCCGCAAACCGCTGCGGCTATTCGCAGCCAGGAATCAACCAGGGAAACGGAATTCCTGGTGTTGCCAGAAAACTGGCCAGCACTGCAGTTGTTTTTAAGTTGTGCTACGCAGTGGCGATACTCACCGGCTGGCAGCCTGCTAGGAATTGATTATCAGGCGCTGGCTGTTGTGATGGATATGCAGCAGGTTCCTGGTGCTGACCGGCCTGCACGACTTAGCCAGGTGCAATGGATTGAGCGCGGCGCACTGGAGGCGTTGCGCAAACGCTGATTTTACAACCCGGTTATCCGGGTTTTTTTGTACCCGTCAAAAGGATTGACGCCCGCCTTTGTGCCACCCTGATTGCTTATTCCGGGTGGTTAATATGCAAGAAAATCTCGCGTTAAAAGTCGTTCTTACCGCTGATGGCCGGCCGCTTGCCGGCACCTTAAATGTCAGTAAAAAAGATGTGCAGGAGTTTGCGGCGACAGCGGACAGCGCTGGTGTTCGTGCGTCAGCGGCCCTGGACAAAACCACGCACAGCGCAAAGGGCATGTCGGCGCAGCTTGGGCAGGCATCGGTTGATGTTAAAACTCTGACCACCGCGGTTGTTGGCTACATTGGTGTGGCTCAGCTAATGGGTCAGGCGGCCAATCTCACGACCACGGTTGCCAGTTATCAGGATGTGCGTACCCGCCTGCAAGGTTTAACCAAGGAGTCTGGCGATTACGCCGCCCAGGAACAATATCTGACAGAGCTTGCAGGTGAGCACCACAAAAGCCTGCTCACCCTTGCAGACAGTTATTCCCGCTTGCTGACGCTGCAAAACTCCGGGCTGCTTACCAACGAACAAAGCCGCGATATTTTGGAAGGCCTTTCCAATGCCGCCAGTCAATTGGGGGCCAGCAATACGCAGCTTGAGCAGACAATGTATGGCCTTTCTCAGGGGTTAAGTGCCGGCATTTTGCGAGCAGAAGAGTTTAACCAGGTAGTTGAGCCTCTCCCTGGTTTATTGCAGGAGCTTGATAAGGCGGCAGGCCTGCCTGCAGGAGGATTTCGCCAGCTGGTAAATGCTGGCGAGGTCACCAGCGCTATGTTCCGCGACACTCTGACGAAGGCGCTTGAATCCTATTCTGGTGCAGCTGAGCGCACAGGAAATAATATTAATGCTCAGATGGCAGATGCTCAGAACAACTACCTTGCCCTTGCTCGTGCATTGGAACAACCCATTAATAATTCTTTATCGGCTGCGCTGACCGCCTCTAATGCGGCTATGGGGTTTGCGGCCGACAATGCCGATATCATTATTCCTCTGCTGGGCACTGTGATGGTGGCGGCGTTATCCCGACTTACTGTTGGTGTTACCGCGGCGACCGCTACGACCATTAAAAAGCAACTGGCCGATAAGGCGCTGGCGGCAGAAACGCTACGCCTGGCAAAGGCGCACGAGCTGTCAACCGCAACGGCGTTGCGTAACGCTCAGGCAATGGCGGCCGCCGGGCTGGGCAATGGTAAGGCGGCGGCAGCGGCTGCCGCTCATGAGGCTGCGGTTGTGCGGCTTAATGCTGCGCAAATTACGACAACGGCATCATCGCGGGCTTTATCGGCAACCCTTGGGGTTTTTGGCGGGCCGGTTGGGTTGGCGATAACAGCAGGGATTGTGGGTATTTCTTACGCCTTTGCAGAGGCTGCCGAACAGGCCGAAGAGCTTAAGCGCATCACAGCAAAGGCGACGGCTAATCTAGATGCTTATAACGCAAAGCAGAACACCGAGTCGGCATTAAAAGAACGCATTGCCGCCGAAGAAGCCGCAATTACCAGGCTGCAGCTGGCTGCGGCGGAAGGTGAAAAATCCATTCAGAAGCTCAGCCAGGTGATGGCTGATAATCCGGGTGCATCGGGCATTGGTCAGAGTATTGAGCAGATCTGGACTGCGATAAAAAACACGGATCCGGAAATTGCAAAACATGAGCAAGCCATTGCAGAGCTGACGCAGCGCCTTGAAGCGCTGGGTGGTGAGTATGTGCGAACCGGCGAGCAGAGCAAAAAACAACGTGACGCGGTTACTCGTTTACTCTCTCAGCTGGAGGCAGAGCACGCCCAGCTCTCAATGAACGCAGAGGCACTGCTGCGCTATCAGTTAGCTGGCCAGGGGGCTACGGCTGAGCAGGTGGATTATGCCGTGGCTTTGCTGCGATCCAATGCCGCGTTAAAAGACAATGCGGAGGCTCAAAAGAAAGCTGCTGCCGAGGCAGAAAAGTCTGCGCAGGCTCAGCAGCAGTGGCTCCAGAAAACCATTAATTCGATCGACCCGACCCGCGAACTGGTGGCAGAGATTGAGCGTGTTACTGAAGCCTGGAAATCAGGCGAGTTGGCCGGTCTGAGTGAAGAGCAGATTGATGCTTATATTTCAGCGCTCGGCAAGAAATTGGATGATGCCCTGGAGAAGTCAGCATCCACAGGTGCGCGCGAATTTTCCGATATGACCGACCGGGTTGCAGATGCCTTGCAAAATGCCATCGCCAATGGCGACTGGAAAGATGTCGGCCATACCATTGGTGCCATCATGGCTGGCGAGATCGGTGCGGCCGTGTCTGAGTCGGTGGCTAAATCGACGGCATCGTCGCTGGGCTCTGTTGGTGCCGGGCTGGCTGGTGCGCTGTCGGGTGCAATTGTGGGCGGGGCTCTGGCTTATCTTGCTGCGGCCAAAGAATCTGGTTTTTCTGAAAGCTACCTGAGTAATCAGGCATCCCAGGGCACCGGAACTGTGTTGGCGTCTATTAATGAAAAATCCACATCCATTACGAATGCATCAGAGCTGACGGCAAAAGCCACAACGGAACTGGTTGGTATTAATCGCGACATGCTGCTGGCACTGCGTGATTTGCAAAGCGGTATTTCCGGTGCGGTGGCCCTGATCGCCCGTGGTAGTCGGGGGATTGAGTTTGGCTCTCAGGGTGTTGATGTGTCATCCAGTCCACTGTCTGACTTTGCGCCGCTGTTTGAAAATAATATGTTCGACTGGTTATCGGGCGGGTTGATGGGTGACCTGTTTAATTCTGTCAGTGATTTTCTTGGTGGAAGTTCCAAGGTAACGGATCAGGGGGTGCGCATTATTGGCGGCACCTTGTCAGAGCTGATTGATGACACAATGGTGCAGGCGTATCAGGAGATTAAAAGCAAGAAATACGCATGGTCCAGCACCAAGAAAAAAACGTCATACAGCAATCTGGATGATTCAGTTGGCAATCAGTTTGAATTGGTGTTTGAGTCTATCGCAGATAGCGTTTATGCCGGCGCAACAGCGCTTGGTCTGGCTGGCGCGGATGTCGAAGAAGCGATCAATGGCTTTGTTATCGAAACACAAAAAATCAGTCTGAAAGGATTATCTGCGGAAGAGCAACAGGCAGAAATTGAGGCGGTATTTTCAACGATATTCGATGATCTGGCAGGCGATGTTGTTCCGTTCCTGGAAGACTTCCAGAAAGCTGGCGAGGGGCTTGGGGAGACGCTGGCTCGTCTGGCAACTTATGCTCAGGTTGCTGAGCAGGCATCCAGTCGTTTGGGGTTTGCATTCGATGCCATCGATCCCGAACAAATAGCGGCAGCCAGTACTGCCCTGATTGATGCCGCTGGCGGCCTGGAAGATTTTATTAGTGGCATGAGTGGGTTTATCAGTGCGTTCGCGTCCGATGAATATCAACTGGGGTTGTTGACAGATGACCTGACGCAAAGATTCTCGGCCGTAAATCTTACCCTGCCAGATACCCGCGATGGCATGTGGGAGCTGATGCAGTCTCTTGATGCGACGACGGACGCTGGCCGCGAACAAATTGCCACGCTGCTGGAGCTGAGTGGAGCCGCCGATGCGTATTACGCAGCGCTGGAAAAGCAAGGGATGCTGTTAAGCAACCTTATTGGTCAGCAGTCAGGAGATGCGCTAACGCAATATTTTTCTGAGTTGTCGGATTATGTTTCAGCAGAATCCAGTGTTATCGCCGCGGACTATGCTGAGCGTATTGCGTTGCTGCAAGTGCAGTCCCGGATAGCTAAAGAGCTGCGGGATTACACTGATAAATTACGCCTCTCAGATTTATCCCCATACGATCCATCTGAAAAACTGAGTCAGGCATCTGAGAATTTTGCCGCGCTTTTGGTCAGGGCTCAGGCTGGCGACATGGAAGCTGCTGCGGCGCTGTCGGATGCAGCTCAGTCATACCTGGAGAATGCGGACAGCTATTTCGGCCGTACCGATGCGTATGCATCCATCTTTGACGATGTGGTTAATTCGCTGGATCAGCTTGGCCTGGATCTGGCAGCAACATCAACCGATGACATCATTGAGCAGCTGAATGAACAGATGCTTGCGGAGCAACAGCAGCTGCGCGATTTAATGCAGCAGGAGCTGGATTGGGCTGTTGCCAGCTATGACGCGCTCAGCTCTGTTGAGCAATTACTGCAGGCGCTGCCTGGTAGTCTTGGCGATGTGCTCAGCTCGATGTTGAGCCTCCCTGAAAGCAATGATGCCACCCGCCCTGTCCGGCCGGATGGTAGTCATCGTTCCGGTCTTTTGCGTGTGCCATTTGATGGTTATGTGGCGGAGCTGCATGCCAATGAGCGCGTACTGACTGCTCAGGAGTCTGCAGATTACGCTGCAGGTGGCAACTCGGCACTAATGAATGAAATTCGCGCCTTGCGGGAGGAGCTGAATGCTCTGAGGGCAGAGCGATCCGCAGATGCTGCATCGGCGGCCAGGCAGCGAGACGACCAAAAATCCGGGATTGATTCGGTTGCGCGTGCCAGCCGTTCACCTGTAAGGACGGTGTAGCGTGGCGATTACAAATGCGGAATATGCTGCCTGGCTGCGGGATCCGTCCGCGATCAGAGTGTTGCTGGCTGACCTTCACCATGCCAATGGTGTTGAGTATGTTGCCAGCCTGCCTTACGTCAGCAAGCCGACCGACAGTGCGCCTAACCGGATTTATAACGATCTGCTGATCAGCGCGGTCGATGTAACAAGCCGCATCGATGCCGCGCTCGAGATCGGCGACCTGGAACTGGTCGATGATGGCGGGATATCTGACTGGGTTGGTTATCGGTGGCGTGGATATCCGGTGGTGCTGCGGATGGGCAGCCCTGATTGGTCAATTGATGATTTCCGCGTTATAGCACGACAGATTTCAGCGGGCGTTTCATCGGCACGGCGCGGGCGAATGACATTAAGTATTTATGATGCAACGGCGCGCTTAGATACGCCAATCGTTCGCGATTTATTACCTGATGGTTCGGTAGCCCCTCTGGTCCTTGGTAGTGTTTTTGGTGCCGAAGCAATTCGCATTGACGGTGCCACTCTGACCTACAGAGTGTCGCAATTACCCGTGACCAGTCTGGTGGTTCGTGATGGTAATGGTCCGGTGATGAGCCACACTGCTGATTATGCTAATGGGCAATTCAGCCTTGCGGCATACACAACAAGATCAGTCAGTTGTCAGGTCTCTGAACCTCATAACACTGCGATAGAAATCATTCAGTGGGTCGCCTCTCAGTATGGGTTAACGGTTGTTGCGGGAGCGTCCATCCCTTCCTCTAAGCTTGGTTTGAGATACTCGGGTGACGTTTCCGGGCGGCAGATACTGGATGACGTATGCCAGGCGATTAGCGGCTATTGGTATATAAATTTACTTGGAGAGCTGGTCGTTAACCGTATGGTTTCTCCTGTGAATGCGGACATCGTTATTACGGCCGACGATATTGAATACAACAAAATACAACTCACTGAAATTCAGCAACCATTAAAGCAGCTGACCATCCTTTATGGCCGCAACCACAATCCTCTTAATGAGGTTGCTGGCAGTGTTAATGATGCAGACCCTGCCCTTGCCGATCGCTTGCGCACTGAGTCTTTGGCGGTTTCTGGTAACAATCCGACGACAGAGTATCCACTGGCTCCAGAGGAGGAAATTGAAACGGCTTTGCAAATTAAAGCGGATGCAGAAGCTGAGCTGGCGCGGAGGTTGGCGTTACGTTCGGTGCGGCGCGAGATATGGGAAATCACGGTATTTTTAACGGCAGCAGAAGATGTGATCGGAAAGAGCGTGCAGGTTAATCATCCGCGTATTTCAGGGCGAATTGGCTGTGTAATTAGCGTTCGTCAATCACCTACCAGCGAGCGGCTGATTCTGGAGATTTTATTCTGATGGCTTTAACTAAACGCATCCGTATTCTGGCAGGCAACATCCATAATACGGCGACACTGACAGCTACCAGTGAAGCGCTTCCGGTAGAAAATACGCAACGCTCTGAGCGCGCCATGGTATGGCGCTCGACCAGTTTAAACGAGCAAACGATTACCGGTGTTCTGCCAACGGGCTCAATTGTTGATTGCATTGCGCTGGCCAGACACAACCTGAGCGCCGGCGGTATTCGGCGGATAGAGCTGCTGTATGAAGGCAGTGTTGTATATGACAGTGGCCTGATCCCTACCGCTTTATTAATTCCGGCCGGTATTTGGCGTGCCGGTGTTGATCCGTGGGGGGCAACCTATAACGATCAGCTGCCAGGTAACACCAGCCTGACGGTTCAGTGGACTGACACCAAGTACCTGGTGACCGGTTATCGCATTACTCTCAGCGGAACCAATGACGATGGGTATATGGAAGTTGGCCAGATTTTTATCGGCGACACATTTCAGCCTGAGTTTAACTTTTCGTGGAATGCTGAAACTGACTGGCAAGAAAGTGGCGAGCATTTAAAAACAGAGGGTGGTTCTTTGCGAACAGTGAGTCTGGGGGATTTGCGCCGGCAGGTTAATATTAATCTCGACTGGATTATTGATTCTGACCGGACACAGCTCATCAGCCGGCTGGGTAAGGCAGGCATGGGATCAGACTTGTTGATATCTCTTTATCCCGACTCGGCCAGCCAGATGCTGGAACTGGAAGGCATTATGGTATGTCGGCGTCTCAATTCAATTAATACCAGGCATAACCTACCGGGGAATTGGTCGGCTGGTCTTACATTTCTGGAGGTATAGATATGGCGGTTACTATTCGCGTGCCAGGCACGATCGATCTTACAGACCAGCGTATACAGGTTGGTGATACGGTTGCATTTGTTGAAAAAATGAATGCTACACAACAAAAGCTGGAGGCTTGGACCAGTCAGGATTGGAATAACTTTGCGGCCGATGTGAGTGCTGCGGCTCAGGCAATATCTTCGGATGCTGACGCGGTGGCATCGGCTGCTCAGCAGGTTGCGGCTAATGCGCAGCAGGTCGCCACTGATCGCGATCAGGTCGCGGCTAATGCGCAGCAGGTTGCGGAGGACCTGGATGATATTGAGGCTGTTGGCCAGCAGGTTTCTGCTAATGCGCAGCAGGTTGCAACCAATGCGCAGCAGGTCGCCGCTGATCGGGCACTTGTTGAGACTATTAAGCAAGAAATTGTTGATTCTGCAGATATTAAAAATGCGGTAGAGGCAGCGTCTGGTGGTCGCCTTACTGTACGCCTTACCGATAAGGGTCAACCGTGCGTATTTTTAAAGGTGCCGGCGTTTAACTGTGAGGATGTTGCACCAGGTGGTGAGTTGGGCATGGGGCTACATCCTGCATTTGTAAAAAATGGCAGCCCCGTGCCTTATATCTTGGTGGGGCAGCACATAGCAAGTTACTCGGATGCTGAGATGCTTAGTCGGGCCGGAGTATCTCCGGCTGTCAGTAGGACATACGATCAGGAGCTGGCTGCGGTTGCGGCTACTGGTCAAAACTTCCGGCAACTGAACAATTTAGAGTGGGCAGCTGTAACCCTCTGGTGTATGGCGAATGGATATGAACCCCTTGGTAATACATATTATGGCCGCCACCACATCAAGCGTTGGGAGACTGGTGTGCGCAGTGACTCTAATGCACCAGGTGCGGCTGTTGGTGTTGCGCATACTCTTACAGGTAGTGGTCCAGGCTCGTGGCATCATGATGGTACGGCGGCAGGAATTTCAGACATGGTGGGTAATGTCTGGGAGCGCGTGTCTGGGATGAAGCTGATTGACGGTGTATTTCATATTGCACCAGATGGTGGTGACTATCTTGAGTCTGCTTATGTTAATACAGGGTTTTCTGCTCCTGCTGAGGGAACCTTTTCATCCAGAACAGCTTCTGCGATGGGATTAGAGCAGAGCCTTCCTGGTTGGTCTGGCAGAATTGATGGTATGACCTTGGCTGCTAATGGCTACCTGGTTGCTGTTGGTTATGCTGGAAAAGTTTGCCGCAGCGCCGATGGCGGAATCTCATGGGGATCTGTTACTACCATTTCTGGCTTTAGCGGCAGTACAAATAACATCGTCACTTTGGATAATGATGACCTAATCGTTGTCGGGGCTAATGGCGTGTACAGTCGCAGTAGCAATAATGGTGCAACCTGGGTGTGGGGGTTAACAATTAGTGGCTTTGGTGACATATATAGCATTGCTCAAGCCGCTAACGGCGACTTGATAGCAGTTGGTGATCTTGGTAGGTACGTACGGAGCACTGATAACGGTGCGACCTGGGGTGCCTTAAGTACAATTAGTGGATGGGCCGGGCCTGTATGGGATATTGAAAGAGCTGCTAATGGTGACCTAGTTGTTGTTGGCGGCAATAGCCGATATTCCCGCAGTACCGACAACGGCCTTACATGGTCTGCGGTGGCTGCAATACCAGGGACATCAATACAGCTTTTCAGTGTCGCACGAGAGGATGGTGGAGCATTAATTGTCGGCGCTGGTAATGGTATGTACTCCAGGAGCCTGGATAACGGCGTGACATGGACGACCTTGGCAACCATGCCAGGGTTGTACGTCAATATATACTCAATATCCACCATCCCTGGTGGTGGCCTTATTTTTGGTTCTGGTACTGGCGATGGCAAATACTGCAGAGATTTTACAACCACGCTGAGAAGGGCCTTGTGTATCCCTGCTGCTCCATCATTGGCACCCGTCGGTAATTTTTACCGGAGTACGAGTGGCGAGCGCATCCCTCTTCGCGGTGGCAGTTGGAGTAACGCTGGCACTGCGGGGCTGGGTGCGTTGGTTCTCAACTCTGCGCGATCGGGTGCGTACAGCTATGGCGGTCTCCGTCTCGCTTATCGTGATCAGTAATCGGTGAACGGACCATCTGTTAATCCCGCGATAGCGGGGTCGTCTCTTCAGTCTGATCTGCTGTTGCGGAAAGAAATCGAAGAGATGATTTTATGGGCGCATAGACCTCTTCAGCAATTCCCTAAGTCCGAGCGGCATGTTTTGGCGGCGGAAATAAGATCAACAATGTATGAGCTGCTTAAATTAGTGATAACTGCCAATCATCGTTACTACAAAAAAACGACAATGCAGGATATGGATGTGCATCTTGATCTTCTTCGCTCACAGGTCCGTATAGCTCAGCAGCTTCAATACCTTAAATTTAAGGACTATGAGTGCTGGGCCAGAAGGTTGGCCGGAGTTGGTAATTTACTGGGAGGTTGGATCAAGTGGGCCAGGCAGCAAGGGGTTTAGCATTAGCATAGATGACCCTCTTCGCGGTGGCAGTTGGAATAACGCTGGCAATGCGGGGCTGGGTGCGTTGAATCTCAACAATGCGCGATCGAATGCGAACAGCAATGTCGGTCTCCGTCTCGCTCTCGTTTAATGCCGGAAGCCTAGTTCGCAAGCGAGCCAGGACAGAGCATAACGAAAGGATGCTGAATCCCCAGTTTTAACTGAAAAAAAATATATTGATGGCGCGTAGTACTGATTGGGAGGCCTGTCATCAATGCCACTGAGTACCATATATGGCTAAGACCTATGCTGACCTTTGGAAAGAGTTGGTTAGTTTTGATTCTCTCTATGCCGCCTATCTCGCAACCCGAAAGGGCCGGAGGCGAAAGATTGGTGTTATGGAGTTTGAGGCGGATCTTGAGGGTAATCTGATACAGCTTCAAAATGAGCTTGTATGGAGATCTTACAGGCCAGGTGGGTATCATAGCTTTTATGTGTATGAGCCTAAGAAGCGAAAAATAACAGCATTAACGCAGTATCGGGACCGTATAGTTCAGCAGGCTATTTTTTCGCTTATTGAACCGATTTGGGAGTCTCGTTTTATCTCACACAGCTACGCATGCCGCGTTGGAAAAGGCACACACGCTGCAGCCAATAAGGTCCAGTTGATGCTTAAAGACTGTCTGGTGACGTATGGTGTTGTCCATGCGTTGAAAGCAGATATAAGCCGGTTTTTTGCCAGTATTAACCACGAAATATTGAAACGCTGTATTAAAAAGAGAATATCTGATCATCACTTGCTTGATCTGATAGATATAATTATCGATGGCTACAGTGAGCCTGACACCCCTGGCGTTGGCATTCCGATCGGAAACTTAACCTCACAGCTGTTTGCAAACGTTTATCTTGATGAGCTGGATCAGTGGGCCAAATGCCGCAGAAGTGAAAAGTGGTATGCAAGGTACATGGATGACTTCGTTTTCATTCATCCCGAAAAGAAGCATCTCCAGGCTTTGCTATTGGATGCTCAGGAGTTTTTGGGCCGCAATCTGGCACTTGATACCAACCATAAGACACAGGTGTTCCCTGTCGCGGTTCGCCATGGTCGCGGGCTGGACTTTGTTGGTTACCATCTTTGGCCTCATAAGCGGCGATTGCGGCGCTCTTCGGTTGCAAGGATATCCCGTAACGTTCGCAGATTATCCAAACTCTACGGTAACGGTTCTGTCGATAACGCCGCTGTCCGTAGCAAGATATTGAGCTATGCCAATCACGCCAGATCCGGCGATGCTATCGGTGCCGTTGAAAAAATCCTGTCCAAGACAACCTTCACAAGGAGATCCACATGACAATGCAGATGCAAGACCAGGTGCAGCCCCAGCCACATGGCGAATGGGCAATTGAGGATATCTCGGCTCGGCGGAAGCTGGCTTATGCCAACCCTTCCAATGGTAGCGATGGACTGTTCGCGGAGGCGCGCAGAATGAAAGATATGGGAGAGTCTGGATGGGAGGAAGTTCAGGCTAGAGCGATTCAGCGTTATGAGGAGATTAAGCTTAGCCTTCCTTGGCCGAATATATAATTACCTTTCAATATGTGAAACTGGTATCCAAACCCAAATATCGCGCTTGGATATCTCAAATATCGCGCGCGCCTACACCTGTTTGCTGAAAACGGCGGCTTTGATATTCCCGAAAACTACAGCGCCGGCGTGGCCTGGCAGATCATTCCGGCACTGACGCTGGCGGGCGACTGGCAATTCATCGGCTACGGCAGTGTGCGCTCCATCGCCAACGAACTGGACGAAGGTGGCCCACTGGGGGCTGATAACGGTTCCGGTTTTGGTTGGGAAAGTATCAACGTCTATAAAATCGGCGTTGAGTACGATGTGCAGCCGGGGCTGACCCTGCGTGCTGGCTTCAGCTACTGCGACCAGCCAGTGCTGGTTAATCAGACCTTCTTCAATATTCTGGCGCCGGGCGTAATTCAGAAACACGCCTCACTGGGCGCGACCTACGCCGTAAACGACAGCAACGACGTGTCGGTGGCTTACACCCACGGCTTTGAAGAAACCATGCATGGCAGTGGCTCGATTCCGGCCAGCTTCGGTGGCGGTGAAGCCGATATCACCATGTTCCAGAACCAGCTGGCGCTGGGCTGGCAGGTGAAGTTCTGAGGGGGGTGAGTCTGAGGTCGGATGTCGGACGCAGAAAGACGCTTAAAAACGGGAGGGCCAGTGATGGCACCTCCCGTTTCTGTTTTAGGGTTGTGCATAAAACGTGGTGCGCATAATCATATGCACATATGAATAGCGCATGGGATCTCGTATGCAAGCCACATACAACAACGCCGCTCCGAAAAAACCGACCAACGTCAGCATCAACAGTGACCTGCTGGCCCAGGCGCGGGCCTGTAAAATCAACCTGTCGGCAACGCTGGAGCAGGCGCTGGCCGATAAGGTCGCTCAGGTTCAGCGTGAGCAGTGGCTTAAAGAAAACCAGCAGGCGATCAATGGTTATAACCAGCTGGTGGACGAGCAGGGTGTATTCAGCGACGGCCTGAGAAGTTTCTGATGCAGTTTTATGTTTACAGTAACACCAATCCCGCCAGTAAGGGGCAGTATCCCTATCTGCTGGATGTGCAGAACAGCCTTCTGGCCGACCTTAAAACCCGGCTGGTGATTCCCCTAACCGCACAGGCCAATTGCCGTTCTGGCGTTATCAGCAAACTGTGCCCGGTGTTTAACATTAACGGTGAAACCTTCGTTGCCCTGACCCAGCAGATGACCGGTATTGAGTCGCGCTTACTGGGAGCAGAAGTTGCCGATTTATCGGCTTTCGAACTGAGATTATTGCGGCGATC